GCCTTGATAAGCGGTGAACCATTGAAGGTTCGTTGAACTAAACGTGATCGTCGCGGCTGTCTGCCTGTCGAGGTTATCAATCGTCTGGATCACATCTCGAACCTGGGGATAGTAGAGAAAGGCATGAGGTTTGACTGTAAACACCCAAGGAACGGATGTAACGTAAAGCGCCGTTCTTACTTGCCCCGATCTTGAATATTGCTGGCCGACCATCCGCCGGTTGTTAACCGTGATTGTCTGGCTGATGTCCAAAATGGTTTGGAAGCTCATGCTCTGCCTCGCGGTGAGAGCGATTTCTGAGCGTAGGAATTAGCTGCCCAGACCGCTCGATTGCTACCCATGATTCTTTCTTCAAAAGACTTAACGTCAATCGCTTGTATGTTGTAGTTATTGACCGTGCTTGTTCCGCTCATCGCGTAAGACGGTACAACTTGGCCGGCCATGCTTGGAACAAATAGTTCCGGACCTCTTTCCCCCACAAGATACGGAGCGCCAGAGTTAACCGGACCGCCCCCGGCTCGCGCACCAAAAATTCTACCAAGAACGGGAATATTAGACATAAAGTTCTCAAATAACGAAGGAGCTCCCTTCATATCCGATTTGAAGATTGCGTCTAAAAATTTATCTAAAGAACGTGAAGCCAGCTTTTGAAGCAAAGAGGAAAGGGCAGACTTAAAAGCATCTGCCGCCGATTTGCCCGACATAAATGCTTCGACAATAGTCGTTCCGATTGACTTATATCCGTCGCGTATATCTTCAAGAAGATCTAGTTCTTCGCTTGCCGCCTTCTTCTTTTCCATCATATCTTCAAGTTCTTTATTGGCGGTGATTTCGGCTTGCGCTTGAACCTCATTAAGAACTTGAGCCATTTCTTTTTGTAGTTCAATTTCACGCTCAATTTGTTTTAGCCTTAACTCAAGGTTAAATCGTCTCAAATCGTCCATCGCAGCCAACTCTTGGCTTGCTTCTTTTGTCAATCTCTGCATCTCTTCTTGTTGTTCGGCTTCCTCGCGGCGCAGACGGATTATTTCTTCCATCTTAGCAAGACCAGCAGGTCCACCTTGCTTTGAAGCTTCAAACCGTAACGCCGCTTCTTCGCCTTCTTTCAGCTTAAGAATCTGAGCGTCCAAACCCTCAAGGTAACTTTTAAGCGCTTTTGCGCGAGACTCGGCCTCGGAATCCCTAACGGCTTTAACTCTAGTTCCTGATTGCCTTCCGCCCTGCGTAACGCCAACCACCGGAGCGGCGGCGGGCTCTTCTGGAGAACCAAAGCCAAGAAACTCTTTGACGCTATCCCAAGCATTCCTAGCTTTACCAACCAGACTAAGAAAACCGACTTTGGCCTTCTCAACCATGATGTCTATAGCATCGCCAATATCACCAATCGTCTGAACGCCGCGCTTTGCTTCGCCCGTAAACTTATCGGTGTTTCGAGATAGTTGGTCGATCTTAGAAATATCTAAATTTGCAAACTGCTTACCAAAAAGCTGAACCTGTAATCGAGCGCGTTCCGCGCCTGCGCTCATCCCGGAAAGAACTGACGTTAGGTCTCGGAAGATGTCAATCTCAGGTCTCAACATGCCGCCAGCGTCGGCAATGTTTACGCCTAATTCCTTAAACAGATCGGCTTGTTCTTTTTGACCATCAGCGGCAGCGCCCAACGTTGTCGAGAAGCGATCCCACATCTGTGCAGCGTTGTCGACCTCTTTTCCGGCCTGAACCATAGCGCCCTGAAGGGCTAAGACCTCTTCAATCGCTAATCCTGAGCCCTCAGCGAAATCGTTAACAGCATCCGCAGCTTTGAAAAAAGAAGTTGCAAATGCTCCCGCAGCGGCGGCAGCAAGCAACATAGGCTGACGCAATGCGCCCATCGCAGTGCCAAGCAAATTGACACTGACTTGCATTTCGCGGGTTTTGGCTTTGGCCCTGTCGATCTCTTGAACGAACTTTGCGCTCTCAAGACCAAGTGCAACTTGTAGGGCTGCGATTAGCTTACCGGCCATTGTTTCCCCCTAAGATATCTAAAAACTCTGACTTAAACCCTGGCAGACTTGTAAACGCCAGGAAGTCTCGCTCTTGTCTTGTCATGTAGTTAGGAGGGATAAAGTATTCCTCCAGATGCGGGAAAAACTCTCGACTCTTGATTGGGTTTTTAGACAACGCGTTATAAACAATCGCCATCAAATGCGAGATCAACATTAAGTTTTGTCTCGCGCCAATCATGCCATCGCGGTACATCAATTCTAACTCTCGCGTGGTCACTACATCAAGGCTTTCTATGACCTCGGGAGACTGACCGTTAAAGATCATCGACGCCCGAATCTGCCGATATAGTGACCGCTTTAGTTTTTTTCGACTTCCTTGTAGTCTGGGTTTACTGCCTTTTCGATCAACTCGGTCAGATGCTTAATCTGCGCTGGAGAGAAGGCTTCGGAAATATCCTCGTAGGAAAGCGCAAAGAGCTCCTGCCCTTCCTCGAAACCAACTAAGTTGATAAGCGCAATCTCGCGCATGATTTCTTGGGCTTTGAACCGTGACGCTTCTTTTAGGCTTCGGCCCTCAACCACAATGTCATCGTCTTTACGATCAACCTCTACAGTCTTATTGATCTTGTAGAGTTTCTCAAACGTATCGACTAGCTTTGCGTATTCCTGCTCCAGCAAAGCATCAGGAGGGTTTTTGATCTTGCCCTCTAGCTCAAGCATTTCCTTCCTGGTAGGAAGATAGACCTTTAGCGCATGACCAGCGAAATCAATGTCTGCGTATTTTTGCCTTTGGAACGAAGAACCAAACTTGTCTTGTAATTTCATTTTCTAACCTTTGCTCGTTGTTTTGCCGCCCAAAGATCCATGTGAGCGCTCATGAGAGACGCTAACCGATCAAGCGCGGAGCTTGCCATTGATTGAAAACTGTTTCGTATGAACGGCCTAGCAGGAACCTCAGCCGTACCGAATTCTATAGCCTCTGCTGCTGGCCTGTACTCACCCTTAGCATCTCTGTAGCCAACACCAACATCGACAAATCCGAAAGCAACTGTGTCGCGGCTAAGATACTTCTTAGATTTGTCTTTACGCGTCGCAACCTTCGCGCCGTTGCGAACCTTAAGTTGTAGCTTTCCAGTATCGACAGGAACTCTTGCGCGGATCGCCGCTTTTACAGGCTCCATCGCAGACTTGAGACCGGGTAGTAATGAGCGTCTGGCTTTAGTCGTGCCGAATTCTTGAGCTAATTCCAAAAGCGAATCCTCAAATTCTCTGAAGCCTTTGACCTCAATCTTTCCCATTAGTCACGATCTTTTTGAAGATTAGATCGTTGAGACGAATCACATAATTTACAACTTCGTCTGGTGTCATATCTGGCGCGTGATTCTCTGCGATCTTGTGGCAGAGAGTGATGTTGATGAGCCTTTGTTGAGGATACCCAAACCAGTTCTTGGAACCGGTCTGGGCTTGCGTGACTAAGTAAGCCAGCAAATCATCACTCGCTCTTTGCATAAACTCTCAACACTGAAAGACAAACTGCTTCGGCCCCGCCGGGGCTAGCTTCCTGTAGGGCGGCATCCACCTCTTGTAAGGTAAAGGGATGCCCTTTTGCCATTGCATGAAGGTCGCCCCTGAATTCCGCCATAAGCGCCACTAATTCATCAAGTGTTGTTTGACCAGCCATATTGATTGCCTCGCGGATGAATCGTAAAAGTAACCTGAGCTTCTGCGCCCGGAGCCGGGTCAATCGTCCACTGAGAAACGCGGCCATTGAAGGCGTAGTTAACGATGTTTGTGCCATCTGTCGCTGAGATTACAAACGTACGGTCAATCGTACCGTTGTAAGCATCTGCGCGAAGCAAAAGAAGGTTGGTGTCTGCCGGATTCCATGCAGCCACAACCGTCATGGAAGTTGGCGCAGATTGAACTGGGATCTTGTCAGACTGACGCGATCCAGCAACCGAGAAATTAGCAACCGCATCGTCTTGACCAAAAGCAGGAATCGCTTCTACTGGAACCAAGTTACCAGAGACAGCGATTGCAGAGGTCGAAGCATAAACGCTAAGGTTAGCCGTTGTTAAAACAGTGGGCGCAGCCCCCGGCTGGCAATATAGCGAGGCGCTGAAGCCGGGTAAAACTTTATTAGGAAGAGCCATTTTTCACCTCACGAAGGAATGTCTAAAGTTGAATCTAAAACAATCTGGTGTAGCTTGCTGTCATTAT